ACTATTAGTAGTTGAAGGTGTTGTTGTGCCTGTTATATATTCACCAATATCGTGTCTGTAATAATCATAAATTGTGCCAGTTGCCCAATTTCTTCTAGGAACTACAAAGCCAACATTTGTACTTGTAATTTTTTTAACCGCCAACATATCATCATAAGTATAATTTTGTGTATTAACATTATCTGGAGGTACTACAGGTAATAAATCTGTTCCTTCGTTATTTGTTCTACCATCACCTCTTGTAGAAGTAGTAAATTCTTGTGGTCTACCAATTCCTAAATAAAAAGTATTTCCAGAGGCTTCACTAAAAGCTTCTTGGAATTGTTCACTATTATGAACTCTAAATTTACTTGTTATAATTGCTGGCATTTATTATTCCTTTTCTTATATTTATACGAGTTTGTACTAGCCTATATACCTTATTACTATTTCAGCACTATTAGCAGGAGCTGATATGAAAGTTAAAACTGTTGTAGCAACCGTATAATCGTCTGTAGGCACTAAACATATTCCATCAACAAAAACCAAAATATTATCAACAGTACGTCCATCAACTATTGTAAATGTTGTTGTAGAACCATCACCTGTATTTGATTTATCTGTAGATATAGGAGCAGATGGCTCAAATCTTGTAGTTGAAGAATTCCACGCTATTACTTCTCCATTATTAATTCCTGTAATATTTACATTTGATAATCCTTGAATATTAGAATTTTCTGTTATTAATTCAACCCAACCTGCAGCCGTTGCTATATATGGTTTAAGTGTATCTTCATCTAAAGCAGGAGTACCTGAATAGGTTACATTACTTGGAAAACTAGCTAAATTTGCGTGATTAAATCTTATAGATGAAGCTGAAGCATTAACTAAAAATTGAGAAAAGCCTGTAATTGATAATCCATTTAGTGTTGTAGCAGTAGAACCTAACTCAACATTTGTACCACCTAATGTTACTTTGTCATTTGCTAATTGTGCATTTGTAATTCCAGTTATATTAAATGTATTTGTACCGTCTGTTAAATCTTTATTTGTAAGTGTTTCTGTACCTGCTAATGTAGTAATACCACCATCTGATAAAGCAGTATTAAATTGTGCTGTAGTACCTGTTATTGTATTATTTGCTAAATTAATTGTTTTGTTTTCTAAAGTAGTAACAGACGTGGCTGTAACAACTGTACCATCAACAGAAATAGTTAAATCATTACCAACTAAATTTGTGCCAAGACCAGTACCACCTATTACATTACGTAATCTATCATTGTCTATAGTACTACCATCACCTGCAGCTGTATAAATTTCATCAAAATTTGCATTGATAAGTATACCGCCAGCACGTAAATTAGAACCTGTGCCATCATCAGCAATTGTTCCTGTATTAATTGATTGTTTTGCCATTTGTTCCCTTAAATTACTTTACTATTTATAAAGATTTTACGGTGTTGTATCATCAAAAGTTGGTAGTGTATTACTAAAGTCAACTACTGTATTACTAAAGTCATTTGCATTATACGTAAATATAGATGGTAAAGCAAAATTCATTTTAATTTTCTTTCCTTCTTCATCGGAAGTCATTAAGAAAATTCCTTGTCTTCCATCTAAACTAGTATTTGTCGCAAAAACTTTTAACTCTTCTAACGTTCTAAACACTATTCCTGATCCTGGATTTGATGTACCAAACATAGTATTTCCCCATTTATCAAGATTGCCCCACCTAGGACCTGCGTATGCCCATCCTCGTTTAACAAGAACACCATCAATAATTGACCTCTTTCTACTTGTATAATCTATTGAAAGACCTGGTCTTGTTAATGTAACATCTCTTTGATTAGCAGCAAAGTGTTCAATTTCATCTTCTGGTAAATATATTGTTCCACCTTCAAAAGCATTTGCTCTTAAAGTTGTTCCATCATCTACTGTTCCTAATCTTCGTGCAAATATTGTAGAGAATAGAGTATTAAGAATTCTGAATATCGGTATTTCAACTGCACCAGATACAGCACCAACAACTCCCAATCCTACTCTAGCGCTTAATTTAGATTCTATGCTTACTTGACCAGTAAAATAAAATCCTGCTGTATGCATTGTCTTTTTAAATGCGTCCCGCCATACTGAAATTGAACGAGCAACTTTTAATACATAAGAAAAATCTTGATAGTATTTACTATCTTGTATTCTCATTGTTGTTTCAGAAATCTTACCATCTTCATTAATAAATTTACCATCTGTATCTGAAACTGAAACAACATTAATTGAAGCAACAGTAGCGTCAACTTTTTTAATAGTTGCTGTACCACCTGATTGTGATGTTACCGTGTCTCCAACAGCAAAAGTACCAGCAACAGTTTTAATTCTTACTAATCCTTTATTAACATCAAACGTATCAATTATTCCACTTCCAGAACTAGTACTAGTAATAGTAGTATTTACTGAAAATGATCCTATAACACCTGTTATAATACAACTATTATAAAATCCTAATTGTGGAGGTGTAGGCGCTAATTCATATTTCTTTCCTAACTCAATTGTTTTTAATTTGATAACTCTACCAATTTCATTACCCCACGCTCTTACAGTTGCTGTTGTGCCTGTATTTGAAGTTACAGTAACAGTTGGTAATATAGAATAACCTGAACCATTTTGTACTAAAAATAAATCTTCAATTGTTCCTTGACCTGAACCGCTTTCTTGCATAATAGCATTACCAAAATATGGGTCAGCTGACATTGTATCTTCTTCTAACGATATTCTATTTCCTGTATCATCTTCATTAATAATACCACCATTAACAATTTTTACAAACCCACTTGCATATAATCCACCTGTACCAATATTACTAAAATTTAAAACATCTCCAACTTGATAATTTATTCCTGGATTATCAATTACAATATCTGTAATTCCACCTGTACCAGTTTCATCAATAGAAAATACAGCACCAGTCCCACCTGCAACAAGTGAAACAGTATCAGCTGTAGTATTTAATGTACCATCATTTTGAACTGCTTTTGTTCCTGGAATTCCTGTTATAGTTGCTTTAATATACCAATCGTCTGTATCAGAAGCAGTACCTTGTACTTGTTCTCCAATTAGAAATATGCCTTGAATAGAATCATTATTTAATATAAATTCGGAAACTGTATCTATACCAATTTGATATGTTGCAACATTTTCAACAATTGCATAAGCGCCACTAGTAGAACCTGTAATTGTTCTTCCAATTAATTGTGTTGTATCGCCTATATCTGGAATTACTCTTACAACTTTTAATGTATCAAATTTACCATCTGATACTCTTAATATAGATTCTCTAGGATAAAATGTTTGTGCCTCTTCATTAAATAATATTCTAAAAAATATTTCGTGTCCTTTATTTGTACCTTTAGAACGATAAAGTGAATTAACATTTTTAATAAGATTTCTTTTGTTAACATCATTTGCTAATGTATCTGGTAATGTTGCAAGAAACTCATCTCTAAAATTTGATAAAAAATCATTAATTACATTATCAGGATCTCTAAAATGAATTAAGTCAGAAATATTATTTACAGGATTTGGTCTGTAACTGTCTATAGTTGCATATGCATTTGAAGTTCCACCTACAACTATTTCTCCTTTTATAAATTTATTTTGAGCAGATATGAATAAACGTCCACTATTTAAATCTTCAGTTAAAATTGTTGCTATTGCATTAGATGTTTGTCCTGTTATAATTTCTCCACGAGTAAATTTTCCATATTCAGTACCAGAGTAAGTTTCAAAAATAAGTTTATCACCTACATCAAGTGGTGTTCTTGCAGTACCTATAGCACTAGCATCCAAAACTAAATTATTTGCTTGTGCCGTTTCTGTTTCTAATAAAATACCTTCTGTAGATTTAACAGAAGTTACTGATAATTCAGCAGACTCTAATAATAGGTAATAGACTTTAAGAAATTCAGCAAACTTTGGATGTTGTGCAATTACAAATTCTGGTAATTGACTATGAAGTATTGTAGAAATTTTATCACTAAATTTTGCCATTTGTCATTAATAACTGGAAGTTGTTG